ATCTCGCATTTGCAGCCAGTCTACATGAAACGATTTACTAATATGCTCACGTCTAGACTCAATAAAGTCTAGGCCTACGTCAGGTCTTTCGCCACCTACTAATGGTTCTACCTTATCAGGTGTACCTGACCTATAATAGTTCAAGCCGCCTGGTATTGTACGTAATGGCATCATAAAGCCATCATCTGGTACCATAAGTGGTGGATCAGTCGCTTTTTGTGCTGCCCTGATAGTAGTCTTCATCATTTCGTTGACCATACGAATATCAGGCAAACACACCATAGCAGGTGATCGTCCATATACTTCACCTGAGGTCTTAGACCAACGAGGTACCATATATGGAAACTCCATGAAGCCGCCTTCTTTTAGTAGTAGTTTTTCTTCTACTAAAACGTAGCAAGACTTAAAAGGCATGTTAAGTGGGTCTTTTTTGTCTTCCCCTGTATAGACTAAGTCAGCTCTAGGTTCAACTGCATGTACACAGGTAAACTCTTGGAATGGCTGCTTAGTAGCTATCTCTTTAAACTTATCGGGTAGAACATCAGAATACAACTGCATCAATTGTCTAGCTGTATGCTTATACTTCCTATAACAAGTGTCTACCGTTCCTTCATGGTTTTCTGCTACATAACAGTCTGCCAAGTGGAAAGATCTAAACTGTATAGGTTTGCCTGGTCTGTCTTCAACGTAAAACACTGCAGTACCATAAGCACCTATGTCTAGGTACATTTCATGGACTGACGTGATGAAGTTGGTTTCAGGTAGATTAAAGCACTGATCAAACATCTGTTCGACAGTACCTTGCAGCCATTGCCTCATTGCAAGGTTTGGCTCGTCAACGCCTGGTATTCGTAATGAAAACCAGCGCTCTGCTGTATTGGTCAAGTGACCGTGTAATCCAGATGCCAACTGTTCATTGGCAAGTGGTGCTGTAGAGTCAAATACCTTATCAAACCTAGAACGACTACCCCGGTACTGCTTCGTAGTAAAATCACCTCGGCGAGGATTGACATAATCAGTACAATCCTGCCAAAGAGATTCCCACGGGGCACGCCAAGACTCAAGCTGCTCTAAGCGCTTGATAATTTGGTTTACAGCATCATGCATAACTTAGTAGTTACCAAGTTTCTCTGAAGCTCCACCAAGAAGTTTCTTCTTCTTGATTTTCTCCATTTCAACACCTTCACCTGATGTCAAGACTGTAGACTTAATACCTTTCCTTTGCTTCTCAGCATCAGTCAGATCGTCTACTGACTTCTTGATGTCCTCATCACTCGCCTTAGGCGGTGTTGGGGCTGGTGGTGGTGGTGCTGGTGCTCTTCCGCCTCCGCACATAGTTACCTCCTTTTTACAAACGTATGCCCTACGGTTTCATACCCTAGAGCGTTGTACAGTTGCCTCGTCTCCTCAGTTTTTACACCTGTAGACGAAGCAGGCCGTATTTCCATAGCACCGTTTGCAAATGCCCAGTCTTCAAATTCCTTTATCAATCTAGCTGCAGCTATACCGCCACGTCTATCTTGACTCACGAATAACAAAAGATCATTCGCTACTAGGTCCTTACCGAAATAATAACTCGAAATGAGTCCGACGTACATCGCAAAAATTTTATTTTCTTCCGACGTCACTAACTTACAAAAATATACCTCTGGATTAGCTATCCAGGTATGGGCCATCGCTGCAATAACTTCGGGATCAAAGTCAAGGTGACTATAACTAGACTCAGCATGTGCTTCCTCTGCTAGTAGCAGCACCTGATCTAAGTCGTCTAGTTTTAAGTTCCTAATAATTACCGAAGATTGCATACTCCCCCTCTGCCTGTCGTGGTAGTTTCTTTAGATTTCGATTGACCCGGTCCCTGATTCCTAGCGCTAGATACCTAAACGCATCAGCGGGATGCGATGTCCAGTCATGGAGTGGGCGATCTCTGAATGCCTTATTTTTCTCATCATAGTCTTTTCTGTATTGGCGTAAGGCTTCAATCAACCGCTCACACTTGTGCTCGTCTATATAGCAACGGGGCAATATACTACGTGCTGCCTCAATGCCGTCGTCTATACGCAGATTAGGGGCTACACGGAACCTTATACCAAGCTCACGTGCTACCTCTATACGAGATTTACCTGTACTGAAGTCTCTGACCTGAATATCGTGGGGCGCGATGTGATCGCCGTAGACGTACTCTTTTTCACGTACGACCTTTACGTAATGAGCTAGCCCCTCTCCCTCATTTTCATAATAGTCAATAATCCTGATCTCATTGTGATGCATCTGGAAGAAGATAATCACAGTCGAGTCGCCTACACCAAGGTCCCAAGCTGTATGCACGTCAAGTGTTGGCTCATATGGCACTTTGGTCAGGTGATTATCGGCTAATAGGCGAGCCATCGCATTACCATAGTATGATCCAACTAATGGTGCATCAAAACTACAGAAAAATTCTTGTTGTATCATTTCCTCAGGCATACCAGACTCTCGTTCTTCATCGATAGCCGAGATTGGTATAGCCCTAGTATCTTCAACTGATAAGACTTGCTGGAACCAAGTTTCATTCTTCTTGGCTACATTTAGTAAGTCATATCCGTGATTTCTACCTCGAGCGGTGTAAATAAATAATGCCCATCCTCCATTCTCTGCCAAGATGGGACGAATGTAATCCCAAGCCCTGGGGTCCTGCAAGGAGTATTCAGAGAATACCACCCCAACGGGATTTGCTCCAACGAGTCGATCGACGTTATCGGTACCCACCACCTGATAGATTGAGCCATTCTTAAGTGTTAACCTCATTTCCGTATTATTAACTGCTTCATGCATTTGTTTTGGGAAATGATCTAAAAACTTACGGCCGTCCCTAGTCATGCCATCCCAAGCAATTTTTCGGCCCTGGTTATATGTTGGGAATAAATGCCAGTACAAACCGGGACGCGTCAACGCGGAGACTGCACACCAGTTGATGCTGCACAAGTCTTTACCTGCACGGCGATGCCAAACACAAACAGCTCGTTTACCCCCGTTCTCCATAAACTCCCACATGGGCATTTGGTAGGGACGAGGTTTCCAATTACTCGGTACTGTTATCTTCATCTAGATCCGCAAACTTTACAACTTGAATATTTACACTGCCGTCGACTGTAGCGTCGATGTCAACAGCTTTACGCTTAGGAGCTACATACTGCGCTAACTCTTTCATTGCAGCTAGTCTAAGGCTGTGATCGAGTGATGTGTCGTTCATGATCATAGCCATGCCCTCAATCGGGTCACAGTTTAGCTCTTCCAGCTTATCAGCTATAGCTTGTGATCGTTTGTTTGTGGCTCCAGCGGGTCTTCCTGCACCCTCTCTTTTGCCGCCTTTACTTGACATGCATATATCTCCGTAAATTTGATATATAGATTTTACTGTAAAAGTTAGTTCCTGTAAACCTGATATTACTTATTGGCATATTGTATTTATTGGTAACTTACAAAGTTTTAAAATTTATTTGTAATTATTTCCTATATATGGTCAATATATTGTATCGGATAAACCCCGATTGTAAAAATTGCCCCCGCAGATCGACTAAACAGGCGCTACAGGACCGCGAACCTGGCTCCGGCGCCCCCGGGCCCTGGTCTGGGGACCGCGGACAGATTAGTTTTGGTTTGGAAATATGCAATAATATCAATAGTTTATGGCAAACGGGCGCAGAAACGGGGCGATGTCTGCATAAATCGCGACAATCGGACCCAGATCCGTGCTGACAGGGAGTGGTTAGGAATTTTTGATTAATATTGATATTATATCAAAGCACGATTGGTACAATATGTAGTGATATTGTCGTTAGTTGTTACAACATGTGCAATGTAGAGTGGAGAAATAAAAAAAGACGAACAACCAATATGATCGTTCGTCTTGATGATAATATAAATTGTATTAGACGATATTGTCGAGAATCTCTTTCATCACTGCGATTTTAATTTGTTTATCGAAGTCGACGATGTCATCCATATCGTCAATTGAATCCATGTCAGTCACATTACCAAGTGATATATTGACATTCAATTCAGTTAAAACTTCTTCTAATCTACCTTCAATCGCATCGATTACTGAATTACGACAATCGACTAATACATCATTATTGATGTACATGTCAATTCTCCTTTATCGATACAAATATCGTACGACAATAAAATATATTTGTAAATAGTTTTTTAAATTAATTTTAAAATTATATTTACAATGCATTT